TGCTGTGTCCTTTAAGACACTTTCGCATCAAAAAAAATTCCCACCGGGGTTTCAAGGTTCAGAAAATCCACAATCTTCTGAATCTCGCCTTGGGTGAACTCCGAACCCCCATTACACTTTCGGTAAAAGGCGGATCGGGAAATCCCAAGGACTTCACACAGCTTGGCACGGGTGACACCCCGAACAGACATTTCATATTCCAAGCGGGCCTTGTTCATTCGCTCACATCCTTTCTTCAAAAATAGAACAGCCAAAGCCCCAACAAGCAATTTCCGGGCGGTCATATCTTTTACATGGGGATTGATACCCAATACACGAACCCATAAACCGGGGGCGCTCATGTTGTCGCTGTTGCCCTGCCATCATCAGCACCGGTGGGGCAGTTCCGGTGGACGGGCCATCAGGCCCGTTTCGGCTTTAAGAATTGAAACATCCTTCTCCGATCACTGCGAAGTAATGCCAACGAAATTCTTCATCAGCTTTAAGAAGGCGAACCTTGATCCCAAATTGGTGCATACCGCTGAAGCGCCTATCGCCATAGGTGCTGTTCAGAACAATCTTGTAAGGCTGTTGCATGAATTGCAATTTCTTTGGCTTCTTTGGCGGTTTTCGCTTCAACATGGATGATCCAACTCTGTTCCCCGCCTTTCTTTGTATAAAAACGAACTTCATAATACTTACTCATATCTCATATACTCCTTTCGGTGGCTTATTCGCTTTTGCCGTGTCCTTTAAGACACCATCATAGTATCACACCCCTTGTCGCTTGTCAACCCCATTTGTGGATTAAAAGAAACTTTTTTTGTTTTTTCGCTTTAGGGGTTGCAAAAAAGACACATTGCGGTTATACTGTTGTTACTAACCGTGAAAGGGGTGTTGATGTGGCTGATTTGACTATGGGCCAAAAAATCAAGGCTTTGCGTGAAGAAAATAATCTTACTCTTGAACAGGTGGGCAATGCTGTTGGCGTAGGTAAAAGCACCGTTCGGAAATGGGAAAATGGGATTATCGCCAATATGCGCCGTGATAAAATAGCAGACTTGGCGAAAGTTCTTCACACCACACCGGCCTATTTAATGGGCTGGAAAGAAGAAGTTGAATTGGATAACCTATTTAGAATTGAAAAGCAAAAGTTCCCATTACTTGGGAACATTGCTTGTGGAACCCCTATCTTTGCCAATGAAGAAAAGGAACTGTATGTGGAAGCTGGTGCAAACATTCATGCTGATTTCTGCTTGAAGGCCAAGGGTGATTCCATGATCGGG